GCGATTTCCAGGCAATCGCCGCGTCACCAAGCGCCGATGCAACGGCGTCCATTTGATCGTTCACCTGCTTCAGGTATTGCTGAATGGCGCCTGAGTCCATCTCATTACTATTGAGTAGGCGCAGATTACCGCCAGCGACATCAATAGCAGACCACGGATTTGGTTTTTTCTCTTTTCCGCCACCGAATAGGCCGCCGAGGAATCCGCCGCCACCGCCGCCGAGGGTTCCGCCAAGCAGGGCGCCGATTGGCCCACCAATCATGCCTCCAATCACCGTTCCGGCAGTCGATCCAATCGTCGTACCAATCTGTGACGCCGCGGAACCATTTCCCAACACAGATCCAGCAAGCAAACCGCCGATGCCACCGAGCCCCATTGCCCAATTCGGAGTCGCCGCCAAATTGGCCACACCTGCACCGAGCCAATTTCCCGAGATCCCGAGACTACCGGCGCCCCAGGCGATACCACGGCCGAGCCCAAGCCCGATCGAGTTCCCACCGAACCACCCGCCGATCCCCGACATCAGCCCCGAGAACCCGCCCCCTGATGCGGCTCCAGAGACACCAGCGGCCCCCTGAGCGCCTGCCGCCGCATAGCCTGGCAACCCAATGGCCGCGCCGATCGCAACGGTGAGCCGCTGCGTGGTGAGCATGTGGGCGACCTCAGCAAGCCACCTCAGCATCATGCCCTTGAGCGTCTCGAGCGTGTTGCTGGTGCCCTCGAACAGATCCACCCAGAGATTGGCGAAGGCGTCGTCGATGCGCTGGACGGTTGTCTCCCACACTTTCGTCCACGTCGATGCGACTCGCTCGGCTTCCGGCGCGGACTTTGCCATCTCGGCACGCATCTTTTCCAGGATCTCGGTGGCTTCGGTCTGCGCCAGCGTACCCTTGGCGACCGCCACAGCTAGAACGGATTGCGCCTCAGCGTATTTCATCGCAGCCGCGCGACCAGGGATATACTGACGCGCGAGTTGTTCCGCCTGATCGACAGCGCGGCTGATGGCGACTGCCGCGGGGTCAAGACTGGCCTTGACCTTTTTCCCCGCGTCTTGCCCACGGTCACCGAACAGCTTGATCGCATCACTACCCTTCCCGAGCAACGGGATCAGACGCTCGATGTTGGCCATGACGGCGGGGATGTATTGCTGTGTCTCCTTCGGCAGAATCCCTTTGAGCGCATTTCCGGGGCCAGCATTGTAGGCATGCAGAGCATTTTCCAAGCTGCCGAACTTCTCGATCATCTGGGCTAGGTAGTAGGTCCCGGCCTCGATGTTGGCATTCCAGGATTTCTCGACAGTGCCGGCCGCCATGCCAAGCGCCTGCTCGATCTCGCGAGCAGTGGCGGGCATTACCTGCATATAGCCGAGCGCACCGGCCGTGCTTTCGGCGAGCCGGTTGAAGTTCGACTCTTGCGCGATCACGCCGAGAATGACTTCGCGCGCCACGCCATACTTTTTTGACATCTCATCGACAACCGGCAGGATCTTGCCGATTTCGCTGGCGACTCGACTGGCGCTATCGCCTTGCTTGGTCAGCAGGTTGGCTGCGCGCTCGGCGTAGACTTGCATGCTCGCGTCGAGCTTCCCCACCGATTCATCAGCATCTTCGATGGCAGCTTTTTGCCGCGCCCACGTCTGATCTTGCTGCTGATCCATTTCGGCCAGGGCGGTCTTGACATCGCCGAGGCGCTGGGCGAGCTCCAGGAGCTGGCCCTGGGAGGTCTCCAGCTCGCGCTGGACACCCGCGCGCCCAAACCAGCCGGACTGGTCGAGCTGCTGCGAGAGGCGATAGATCTCTTCCTGCTTGGCCAGGATCAGGGTGTAGAGGCGGTCGGCTTCCTGGCGCAGGTTTTCATAGCCGAAGGCGCCGGCCGAGAGGGCGGCAGCCAGCTTGTCGGGGTTGACGCCCTTGTCGAGATACTCGATCGCCCACCGGATGTTGTCGATGAACTGCCCAGCCTCACGCAGCGCGATTTCCAGCGCCCCGGTCAATCCAGTGGCGTCATCGATGGCGACCGCCAGGCCCTGGAATGCGGTTGTCATGCGATTCCATTCGGCGGTCAACCCCTTGATTTGCTCGCCGTCGTCGTAGAGATCATTGAGCCGCGAGGCGAGCTTGGGCAGCATCTCATCCGCGGTGATGTTGCCGGTGCTGAGTAGTTTGTCCAGTTCCTCCGTGGTGACACCCATCGCCGCCGCGGCCGCTTGGAACGCGCCCGGCAGTCGCTCGCCAAGCTGGCCACGCAGCTCCTCCGCAGAGACCTTGCCCTTGCTGATCATCTGCTCGATGGCGAGCAGCGCGCCCTCGGTGTCGGCTGACGATTTTCCCAGTTTGGCCATTGCCAGGCTCACCGCCTCGAAGATGTCGCGCGCTCTGGCCCCCTCGAGCGTGGTGCCCTTGGACGCGGCCGACAGGCTGACATAGGCACTCGCCGCGCTAGACACCTCCAGCCCGAGCCGGTTCGCCACGTCAGTGATGTAGGCCATCTCGCGCCCAGCTGCCGATGCTGACCCGGTCACCGCTGTCAGGCTCGCGGCCAGCCGATCGGCGGCAATATTGGCGTCCAGGTAGGCTTTCGCCAGCGCTCCGCCGCCGAGGACGGCGGCAATCTGCCCGGCCATCGCTTTGAATGCGCCACCGACTTGTCGACCCGCGCGCGCGCCCTCGTCGCCGAAGCGGCGGGTCTCGTCGGTCACGTCGCGGATGTCGCGAATGGCCGCACTGCCGTCGGCATCGATCTGAATGGTCAGTGACAGTGGGCGCGCCATGGCGGCTCCTTATTGATCGAACTGGTAGCCTGACAGTCCAGGCACGCCGTGAGCCGATGGCAGTGTCTTCGTTTTCGCTGCGCGGATCTCACGATACTCGCGCTCCATGTCGAGCATGGCGCTCATGGCTTCGACCGGCGATTCGGACAAGTCGCGATGGGCAATGAGGACCGCCAACTCGCCGCGGTCAAAACCCTCCATCAGCACCGGGACCATGCCGCCGCCCACCCGCCAGCACGGCAGCGCATCAAGGAAGAGCTGGATTAGCGGCACCTGATCAAGTGGAATGAGCGGCGCGGTGCAGTCATCGCACCATCGCCGCTCGCGCCGAATATCCATGCAGGCACCGCACTCTTTCGCCCCGGTTTGCTCAGGCTGTTGATGCCCAGCAAACCATCTCAGCCATTCCGAGCGGTTTTTTTTGCAGCACCCTCGGACGCTTCCAGCAGCCCTTGCCAGATCGCAGCGAACCAGTCGGCACGATTGAGGAGCACCGCCTTGATCTCGTCAGTACAGGGCAGAGGCTCCTTGTCAATGCCTTGGAAATCCCACCCGACGATATGCGAGCACAGTAGATCCGTCCTCGCAGTCAACTCGCTCTCGTCCATGCGCTCGACGAGCTCGGTCAGAAACGCCTGCTCGACAGCCGCGTCGTCAGTCTCGCGACTCGCGCGAAACTGCGAGCCGGACTTTGCCAGCTCGATGTCGGCGCGGCGATACCGCGCGACGACGAGCTTATCCAAAAGTTTATATTGGACTTTTGCCTCTTGAGGCTCGCAGTTCTCGTCTAGCAGCTCAATTGTCTGCCAGCGCTTTGGCGCTGCGGATAAATCAACGCGAATCATATCAACCCCCGTTAGTTGGAAATGAACAACCCAGCCGCCGCATTCGGACTGAGCAAGGTCGCCGTGATGGCGGACGCGGAATCTTTCCACATCTCGAACGGAATCGTCACAGAGATTCCGCTGCGAGTATTGATCGGCGGCGCGAATAGCCCGACATCACATTTCGGCATCGTGATCGTCAGCTTCTCGTTGCCCGTGGTGCCCAGGCCCGTCCCAAACGTCAGTGTAATGACGATCGCGACGGTTCCTCTTGCGAGCGCGCTGGTCAAGAGATTGGCAGCCGTGGTTGAGAACATCAGCTCCATGGACCCGTTGAGCATCAACCGACCTTCAGGCAATTCGCCACGCTGGCCATACGTCGATCCAGTGCATGGCAGCGTATAGATGCTCGTATCGAGCTCATTATCGAAATTCAGTGTCAGTGACTTGATGCCGCACGCGCTGACAGTATCGATGGTCACCGCCACGTGCTCTGTCCCAAATGGGACATGAGTCGGAACGCTTGGGGTCGCATCCAGCGGGGTGGTAGCCTCAACCAATTTCGCCCCGGACGCTTGCATATTGAGCGTGACTGGACCTTCTTGGTTGACTTGGAATGTTGCTGAGCCGATGCGGCATCCTGGAACGCGATACACCTTGTTTGACACATCGGTGCGCATATCCAATTCAGTCACAAAGGACGTAAGCGCTTTCGGGGTGAACGCATGTGAATAAGGCGCCGTAGACCCTGTCGTGGTTGGCAATCCAATAATATGCGCTAACCAGAAACCAATGGTCTGAGGAGCGACCGTCACCAGAATATTCGCCCCAGCATCGATATTGCCGTAGAGCTTGCGTGTCGGCTCGCGACTATCCGACATCGTTGGATCGTCGACCATGTTGCGTGACGCAGTCAGCTCTACCGTCTGCACGGGCACCTGATAGGCGTTCGGATCGACAATGGCCGTATCCCACAGCATTTCACGATAAAAGCATTTGACCGTTGACCAGCCTTTTGCAATCGGCATCGATTATTCCTCCGGCTCGACGATGACAAAGCCCTTGACGGTCACAAGGCGCAACGCCTCATCGTCGTCTTCGATCTGGTACTCAACACCAGGATAATAGGGGCCCACACGCACCCATGGGCACGGGGTTGGTAGCATGACGGTCGTCATTGTGATAATCCTCGATCAGGTTGAAACTCACCAGCAGCGCTCGGCGAGCGTGGTCTCGGTCGAATAGCGCTCGACCCAGTGGTAGCTCCGATAGACCCCGCGCTCCTGCATCAGCAGCTCGCCGCCGAGGTAACGCAGGGGCGACCAGTGCGCATCGACGCTGACGCCGGCCAGCGCGGCATAGACGAACCCACGCAAATCTCGCAGGGTCACGCGGGAGGCGTGCCCCTCATCATCCGGGGTCGGATCCTGCACGCGCAGCACCAGTGCGATGGTCTCCACCGCGGTGTCGCCATTCCCCAGCCCGCCAGGCCCCTCAATCTGCGTGCGCTCGGCGACCACTTGGACGCGATTCGGGACCTCGGCCACGCGCGGATCGCGGGTGTCATCGACCTCGCCGAGCTCGTAGACCGCGACGGGTGACGGCATGGTTTCGACAGCGCTGAGCAACGCGGTGACGATCAGACCGGGATCGAAGAACGGATCAGCCATGACGTGATCTCTGAGCGATCATGACACCGCCTGATCCAGCGCGCGCCGCACGATGTCGAGCATGGCCTCGCGATCCTCAGCGGGCAGGTCGACCGCCCCGCCTCGGATCGGCAGGAACGGCCGTGCTGGGATCGGCGCACGCGCACCGCGCGGGGTGTTGTAGAACTGATTGAGCGGGTTGCCGAATTGGTGGACGGCGGCGTAGACCACGTTGGTCCCGACCTGAACCTGGGTCCGACTGGCGCGCGCCGTGATCGATGCCGCGAGCCGTCCGGTATCGCGCAGGATCTGTGCACTGGTGCCACGTCGCCGCTCGAGCGTCACTTCCGACAGCGGCGTCCAGCGTTGACCCCACGGGGTCTCTTCGCGACGAAAGCTGAGATCGCTGCGGGTGACCAGGACCTGGCCCAGCGCATCCATGACGGGCGTCAGATCCTCGACCCGCGCGGCGAGCTGATTGAGTGCGTCCTGGAGCTCGCGATCGTCGAGCGTGACGGTGAAGCCGCTCACTGTGCGTAGGTCTCCCAGAGCGCGTCGGAATAGGTCAGGGTCCGCGTGGTCGCGACCGGATGTCCACCGGTCAGCCCTGACGAGGCTTCCGGATCTAGCAGCACGCGCCCGGCCGCCACGGCCCGGAGCCAATCCCGGACAGCGAGCCCGTCGCGGACGATGGGGTGCACGTCGTCGAGCGCATGGTCCTGATGCGCCAGCATCCGCGCGAGCACCATGCACTTGTCGCGCACAATCGCGAGCGCGTCCGTGCTCAGTGAGCCAGGACGACGCCAGGAGTCGATTTCGGCACTGGCCGCCGTCAATGCGGCGCTCAGATGCGCGTCGGTATGCGCGGAGAACTCGTCGCGCCCGACCGCTTGTGTGTAGCGCGCGCGCAATTCAGCGACGGAGGCGTAGGCCATCATGTGCACCACAGGATCTGAGATTGAGCAGGAGATAGCCGCCGCCACCGGGGCACCGCAAGCGCGCCTGGCGCAGATGGCGACGGCTCATCACGTGATGCCTCAGACCGTCAACTTGATGACGGCACGCGGCCGGGTGCAGATGTTCAAGGCGTTGGACTGCGCCTCGATATTCCAGCCCTTGCCCATCGGCTTCGCTTCGGCCTTCGCGTAGTACGGCAGCCCGATGGTGTTGACGGTCTCGATGTAGTCAGCCGGGCCAAAGCGGGTCAGGAACAAGCCTGGCACACCCTCTGGGACCGCGTAAGCATCGCTGCCAAAGTTGGCCGTGCTGGTGCCAGGATAGTATTCCCAGGTCGCCCCGAACGCGGTGAAGCTCTGCGAGGGATCGCCACGCAGCTCGGCCGCCTGCACCTGGTTCAGGTAGGTGTCGCGGGTGTCCTTGTCCTCGATCAGCGCGGCCCAGAACGTGCTCGAGCAGAGCACGCGGATCGAGCGGTAAGGGAGACCGCCGAGCGCAGCCCGCAGGTACTCTTGAACATCGAACATCTTGGCGCGGATCGACGAGCGGTTGGTCGCGTGCAGGCCAATCTGCTTGGTCTGCTGCGCAACACCGAACGTCGTGAACAAGGACGTTGCGTTGCCGTTGGCGTCGATGTAGTTGCCCATCACGGCCTGAAGCCGATGATACTCGAGCGTGTAGTCGAGGTTCGTGCGCATCCGCGCGAGCTTCTCGTTGAGGCGGATCGTCAACGCCTCGGCGGCGCTCTCGCTGCCGAAAGCCCGCACGCCTTGGACTTCATCGGCCAGCAGCGCCTCATGCTGCGGCAGATGCGGGATGATGAAAGGCAGCAGGCGTCGATCGCCATCGGCGGCCAGTGGCTGGGCTTCCCCGCCGCGAGGCTTGGGCGAGACCAGCGAGAGCACGCCATCGCGCTCCTCGACATTCACGGTCAGCGTACTGACGCCGGCCGCCTCGAACCACCCGAGCTGTGCGATGCGGGTCGGCTGGAAGGGGACGTGATTGATCGCCGCCGTCAGCGTCTGGAGACGGAAGGCGTCGGGGGTGAAGGGGTCGATCATGGGCATGGCTTAGCTCCGGGCGACAACGCCGACGGTGGCGAGCTGACGCAGCGCCTGGGTTTTCTGAGCAGCCGTGACGGCCGAGCCCCAGACCAGCAGGTCGGACTTCAGCTCGGCGTGCCGGGCGATGGCGATGGCGACGGCGTCTTGCACGGCGGACGTGGCGTCAGTGGCTTCGAGCAGGATGCCCCACGCCTCCTGAGTTCCATCGACCGCGGTCGGATTCCAAGCCTTGGCCTGGTTGCTGTGAGTCGCCACGATGATGTTGAAATAATCACCCACGGCGAAGTTGGTCGATCCGTCAGTCAAGGTGAAATTGACGTGATCGCTGGTGAAGGCTTTCGTCGCGCCTGCGCTGTCGGTCATCACGACCGTGCCAATCTGCGCGCCATCGGGCGCGAAGACCTGGAACGTCCCGCCATGAGTCGACCCGGCCGCGGTGCAGACGGCCCGATAGGTGCCGTGCTGGGCCAGGGGTCCGAGGGTGATCAGCGACATCGTGCCGTTGGCGCTGGCGCCCGCAACGACGACCGGGGCGGCCGCGGCGGTGACCGCGACGGTGAAGAGATCGTTGACTTCGAAGTCGGTCGCGTCGGTGATCGAGAACGACAGATGGCTGGAGCTGTAGGCCGTGACACCGCCGCCACCGGGTGTCAGGGTCAGCGTCGGTAGGGCTGTGCCATCCGGCGCGGTGACGCTGAAGACGCCGCCATTGGCGACCTTGGTTGTACACTTTACCAGGTAAGAACCCACCTGGACATCCGGCCCGAAGCGCAGCAGGCTCATGGTCCCGTTGCCCGTGCCGACCACCGTCGGGATCGGCGCCGCGGCCTGGCGCTTGGTGACGCGACCGAGCACGGACCCCGCGCTTAGATTCTGGCCGGCAGCAACAACGACCGACTCGCGGCTCAGAGTGCCTGGAGCTTCGCTGAGCAAGAAGGCGAGGCGGCGATCGGTCTCGGAAAAGGTGAGCGTGGTCATGCGGCCTTCCCTCCGCGCTGGGCGGCGTGATAGCGGGCGTAGATGTCAGTCGTCGACAGCGGCGGGGATGCGTGCGTACCCGGCTCACCAGTGACCTGCTGGCTGAACAGATAGTCCGGGGCCTGCGGCTTGAGGCTACGCAGATCCCCCGCGACGACCGTCCAAGCCGCATCAGAGAGACTGAGATAGTGCGCGGCGGTCTCGTCGCTGTAGGGGCGCCCAAGCTCGGCAAAGAGCGCCTGCACAGCAGTCTTGCGGGCAGCGAGCCGGACATCCGTCAGGGCAGTTTCGGCGGCGGTGGCGCGTGCGATGGCGGCATCACGCTCGGCAGCCAGGTCCGAGACCTGTGCCTGGAGCGCATCCACCCGCGCCTGGAGGTCATTGGCCTCGGGCATGGTAGGGACCTGCGTGAGTTGGGGTGATGGGGTGCGGGCGGAGAAAAACGCCGCGTTGGTCTGGCGGTCGGCCCCGAGAGTGACGACGCTCACCTCGCGGATCAGCCCGCCACGAAGCACGGTCAGGGGGCCGGTCAGCGACTGGCCGTTGATCTCGAGCGGTGCGGAATTGGCCGGGACCGACT